ACAAATGCCACAAGTAGGTAGGTGGCTACCTGGTTATGGTTTTGCTGTATGGGTTATTAGAGAGAAAAAAGGACCTGATGGTACTCCATATCCTTGTGCAGAACTTCGTGACCCTTACAACTGTTTTCCTGGTTACTTTGGTGCAGACCAACAACCAAAAGAAATGGCAATTATAAGAAGAGTACCTAAACAATCACTAGCCAAAGTATATCCTAAGTTTGCTGACAAAATAATGAAAAAAGATGTAGTAAATACATTAGGTATTGGTAGTGCTTATGCATCTGCTTACACAGATTCTTATAATGGTAGCTGGGCTAATTCAAATGGCGAAGGTGATTTAATAGCAGAGTACTATAACGAAGAAGGAACTTATGTATTTCACATGACTTCTGCAACTATTCTTGACTTCATACCAAATCCACTAGATAGTGGACCTGCATTTGTTGTTGCAAAGAAATTTGCTTTTGACAGATTGCAAGGACAGTATGACCAAATCATAGGGCTTATGGCTTCTATGGCAAAGATTAATGTGATGTCAATAATAGCTATGGAAGATGCAGTATTTACAGAAACTAACATATCAGGCGAAATAGAATCAGGACAATATCGTAAAGGTAGATTTGCTGTAAACTATTTAGCTCCAGGTACACAAGTTAGTAAACCTGCATCAAATGTTCCTTATCAAATATTTCAACAAATAGACAGAATAGAAAGACAACTTCGTGTTGGTGGTTCTTATCCTGTATCTGATGATTCACAATCTCCACTTAGTTTTGCAACTGGTAGAGGATTAGAAGAACTAGGTGCAAGTATGTCACTTATGATTAGAGAGTATCACACAGTTATGGCAGATGCTATAGAGATGATTGATGCTAAAAGATTAGAGTGGGATGAAAAAATGTATGGTGGTAGTACAAAAGATTTATCAGGTTACTATAGCAATCAATTCTTTTCAGAAAAATATGACCCTAATAAAGATATACAAGGTGCATATAAAACTAGAAGAGTATATGGAGCTATGGCTGGATATGATGAGCCACAGAAAATTGTAACAGGGCTGCAATTACTTCAAGCAGGTATCATAGACACACAGACACTACAAGAAAATCTTGATGGGTTAGATAATTTAACTATGGTAAATAGTAGAATAACAAAAGAAAAAGCAGACAAAGTTTTATTTGATACATTATTGGCTCAAGCACAACAAGGAGATAGCAAAGCTACTATGGCTGTTGTGCAGATAAGAAAAAATCCAGACAATATGCAAGGCATACTGGATAAATTCTTTACTGCAGAAGAACCAGAAATACCAAGTGCAGAACAAGAATTGCTTGGAGGAGCTTCCCTACCACCACAGGGTGCTCCACCAGGCATAGCACAATTATTACAAGGATTAGGTGGGTAGTGTCAATAAATAAAGATTTTGCAGATATAGTTCACAATTCATTAGGGGAACTAGATGAAATTGGTGACAATATAATATTTCAAGCTGAAGATGTATCTAAAATATATCATGACCAAATGCCTCCTCTAGCTTTTCCTTTTGGTTATATGATTATAAGTTCTACATTTATGTTTTATGATAACGAGGAGAATGAAGATGGCAACGAGGAGTTCTAGCAACAGAGGTTTAAATGTACCACCACCAGCGAGAAACTATCAAGATAACACACAGGCAGTTCGTAGAATACCTGGTATGGATTATGGCGAACAGCAAGACTTAACAGAGCAACAACAGGCTGCTCCATTACCTAAAGATACTTTACCAACAGCACCAGGTAGACCAGCACAACAAACACCTGACATTGATGTTTTTTCTGGTACAGCAAGACCTACAGAGCCAGTAACATCAGGATTACCTTTTGGTCCAGGTGTAGGACCAGAGCAAACACAAGATGTTAATCAGTTGCTTTACGAAGTTTATGCTTTGACAAATGACCCTGCAGTATTAAATTTAATGAATCAATGATATGGCAGACTTTGACCTTTTTTTAGATGACAACATATTTGAAGATAACAGCCTAGAACTATCACAGAGAAAAAGAAAGTATGGTAAAGGTTTTACTATAACTGAAGAAGAAGCACAACGAGCTTCGCAAATGTTATACGCTAACCCATCACTTAATGGTTCTTTATTAGTAGGACTTACTAAATTAGGATTATCTGCAGATGACCCTAGAGTTGCAGAGATTGCTACAAAAAATGCAATACAACAAGAAAAATCAAATAATAAATTAAAACAAAGTTTATTTGAAAAAGCAAAAGCTATGGGTAAAAGAACTGTACAAGCTCTAGATTTACTTATAGATTCTGGTTGGGAAGCAACAACACCTAAGTTAGCTAGAGCTTTAGAGTATAAACAACAGACAGGTGCTAGTTTTTCAGATGCTTGGTCAACAGCAAGTGAGGGTACAGCACAACTAACGCCAGTATTAAAAGCAGAAATGAATGGTCAAGCATATGATATTGGTAAAGGTTTTTTCTTAGATACAACAAAACCAGAAGATACTGATGAATTTAAAGAATTAATTGACAAAGGAATAGACCCAGTTATTGCTAGAGAGTATGTAATGAACAATGTACTGGGTGAGCAAATATATGCAAATGCAAAAAAAGCACAAACACAAAATATACAGTTTGTTGGTGAAAGAGCAAGAAAGTTTGAAGAAGCAGGATTAGAACCAATAGTAACTCCTGGTAGATTTTTATTTAAACCTCTTGATGACATCTTTGAACCTGGTACAAGAATGTACAATACTATGACAGGTTTCTTAGATGCAGTACTACAGATATTTGCTGACCCATCTACTTATGCAACACTTGGTATTTCTAAAATTAGACAAGCATCTAAAACTTTTAAAGGTGGTGTAGAAGTTGTAGAAAATCAAGGTTTGTTAAAAAATGGTATTAGGCAAGTCTTTGCAAAAGATGCTGATGCTTGGTTGCAAGGTGCTGATGGTACTAACTTTAAAAAAGTATTATGGCAAGTAGGTGATGACCCAGATGTTTTAATGTCACATACTAAAACACAATTAAATGCTGACATAATGAATGAAATTAGATTAGCTAAAAGAAAAAATCCACAGTTGTCTTTTGAGGATGGTGGTGCAGATATAATGTCTGGAATTATTAACAAAGAAAACATATTACGAGTTGCAGATGACCCAGGTGTGATTCCACAAATAAGAAAAAATACAACTTTTGCAAAAATTAGAAATGAGTTTGCACAACTTTATGGAACAGAAATTGATGTCAGACCAGAATCTAGAACTGATGCATTAAAAAATATACATAACTTTTTGTTAAATGCAGGTGTAAAAGCAGATGCGAGAAAAACAATGATAAATGATTTTATGGATGCTTTGTATGCAAAAGATGCAGGACTAGAAACTAAAAGAGTTGTGTCTAACTTCTTACAAAATGTATATAGACCAGCACTAAAAGAGGCTGGAGTTACTGGGGATTTACTAGATGATGCTACAGGTTATTTATCTAAAAAAGCTAAAGAAAGTTTTGAAGATGTAGAAATAATTAAAGAAATGAACTTAGGTCAGTATGGTATTGACAGCACAGGAAATACTATGAGAATGTCAGACAGAGCTTTGTTAAACGCATCTGATGAAGTATTAGAAAAAAATCCTGATTTTAAACAACTAAATCAAGCATTGTTTGAAAGTCAACAAAATTTTAATGTGTACTTACCTGACCCTAAGCGTGTTGTAAAAGCTAGTAAAATATTACAAAAAAAAGTTGGTAGTAATTTTAAAAATATATTAGACCCTAAATCACAAGCTGCAACAAATTTCTTTGATGGTTACTATTCAACAATATTTAAGCCATTAGCTTTACTAAAACCAGCTTGGACTACAAAAGTTATTGGTGAAGAACAATTAAGAATTATAGCTAGAGGTTTAGCTGACCCTATAACACATCCTATAAAATTAATAGCTAGAGCCTTTTACAAAGGAGATAAAGCATTTGACCCAACATTAGATGTAAAGATGGTTGCTGGTTTGTGGGAAGCAGATGAAAAATTTGCTAAGGCATTATCACAACGAATAGGTTTTGCTGCAGGTGCTAAAAGAAAATACAGCAGTCCAACTAGATGGGGTACAACATTACAAGGTAACCCAGAGTATGCACCAAATTTAACAAGAAATGTTTATCAAGCTATAAATGACAGGATGGCTGTAGAAATTGCAAGTATAGATGCAGGTATATCTAAATTAACATTTGATAAATTAGTCAATCAAATGTATAGAAAAAATGGTAAGTATCGTAAATATTTAGATGATTTAGTTGGTGACCCAAGTCATCCATTCCATAAAGCACTTACAAATAAAAAAGTTGCAGAAGAATTTTTATATACACAAAGAGCTAATTTACACCAAATACTAGGTGGTCAAGTTATTGACAAAGGTGCATCTGCTATAAATTGGGTAAAGACTTCTGCTGCAAAACAAAATTTAGAAATGGTTGCCAACAAAGGCAAGTTTAAATTTAAAGATGTTGAATATGACATGATAAATGGTCCTCTTAAAAATGCTATTGCTAAAACAAAGAGCAAAGAAGCTAAGAGTTTAGAAGAAGTATTAAGACAAAAAAAAGAAAACTTAATCACAGACAAAGAATATAACAGATTAGTTTCTGAAATAGTTGGTGTGCAAGATGAAATAACAAAAGGACTTGTAGGGTTCATGGGTAAAACAGCACCTAATATTATTAGAGGTGAATTTATCGCATCACCAGGAGCTAAAAAAGGGATATCTGCATTATGGGATAAAACTACAGATTCTTTATTTACTACATTAATGGGAGCTAGAACAGATAGTTTATCAAGAGCACCAGCATTTAAAAGATTATATTGGAAAAAAGTATCTGATAGTGTTCAGTATGTAGATGCTGCACTTAAACCACAAATAGTTGCTAACGCAAGAAAAGCACTTAAAGAAGATGTATTGTATGACCCTAAACTTCGTAGTTGGTTAAAGAAAATAGAAAACTCTAGTTTTATGACAGGAGAAGGAACTATTGCTGATTTAGATATATTTGATGATATGATGAAAGCCTGGTCTTTAGATGAAACTAAAAAACTATTATACGATATATCTACAAGAACTAGAGCAGGGGAAAATGTTAGGTTTTTATTTCCATTCTTTAATGCATATACAGAAATCTTAACAACTTGGGGTAGATTATCTAAGGAGAATGCACTAAGACCTGTATTTCGTTTAGGACAATTTGTAGAATCAGCTAGAGAACAAAATCCTATATTTGACCCTAATGGTTCAAGAGGTTTCTTTTATAAAAATCCAATCAATGGAGAAGAGGTGTTTGGTTATCCAGGCTCTGGAATTGTATCAGATTGGATGTTTGGTGATTTAAAACAAGAAGGTGTAGATGTACAATTTCCTGCTTATGTATCATCAGTTAACTTAGTAGCAAGTATTATACCTGGTGTTGGTCCAGTATTACGAGTACCTGCTGCATACCTAGTTAAAGGTTTACCAGAAGAAGGTGTAGTTAATCAATTTATATTTGGTGACTTTGGTGTAAAAGTAGAAGGTGGGTTTGCAGGTTTATTAGAACAGGTAGCACAACCTCCAGCATTTCTTAAAAAGTTTTACACAGCATTTGCTAAGGGTGGTGCAGAAAATCAAAGGCTATTTGCTAATACACAAATAGATGTTTATAAAGCTATGGTTATGGCAGGACTTGTCAATGATTCTACTAAAGAAGGTGCAGAAGCAGGTATGGAAATGGCTAAGAAATATGCAAGAAGAATATTTGTTTATAGAGGTTTATCACAGTTTGTTGGTCCTACAGGTGCAGCTTCTCCAACATATAGTTTTACAGAAGATAAAAAAGGCATTTACTTTTTTCAAACACTTGCACAAGAATATAGAAATATAAAACAATCTACAGGTGGTGATGATTATGAAGCAACAAAAATATTTATAGAAAGATTTGGTCTAGACCCAACAGCTTTAGTAACTACTAAATCACAGACTATAAAGAAAAGACCTATGACTATAGATGGTGCAGAGTGGAGAAGGCAAAATCCTGAACTGTACGATAAGTTTGATTTGACAGCTTACTATCTAGAGCCACTAGATGATGGTGAGTTTTCATATGATTCTTATTGGAATGCATTACAAGATGGTGATATAAAACCAAGAAGTATAGATGAATGGGTTAGAGCTAAAAACAGATTGCTTGGTGGATTAGCTTATGAAAACTTTATAAGAGAAAACAATCTTGTAAACAATAACTCTGCTTATGCACAAAAACTAAAAAGAAATAAAAAAATAGAACTAGAAAATACATATTTTGGTTATGGTCTTAAACTTGCAGGTTCTGCAGTAAAACCAGAACTAGAAGAAACTATAGATGAACTTTACACCTGGATTGATAGAGGAACATATCAACCTATAGATATGGTAAAAGACTTTGATTCAGCTATTGCTTTTGGTATATATGCAAAAGAAAGAGATTGGGTTATTGGTGAATCTATAAAAGCAGGAGCAACTGCAGAATCTTTTAAAAATTCTAAAAAGTTATTAGGACTTAGAAGCCATCTAAGAAATGTAGCTAATTCTTTAATAATTGAATATCCTGACTTTGAACCTTTATATCGTTCTATACTTGAAGTAGAATTAAAAGATGAACTATCTGATACATTAATAGGAGTTGGAGGTTAATGTCAGTACAAGAATTTATAAATAGGTTATTAGAAATAACACAAAGTCAAGGTCCTGCGTTAGAAGGTCAAAATGTGTATAGCATACCTACAGAAGCTGTTACATTAATTGCATCACAAACTGACATCAATCAAGCTATGGCTATTGCTTCAGAATATGTACCACCTAATATTATTGTAGAAGCATTATCTTCTGGGTATGGTGCTACATCACAATTTGACCCAAACAATCCAGAAGCATCAAGGGCAAGAGTCATGGGTGGACTAGACACACCACAATATTTAGGTATAGTTGATGAAAACTATATATCTCCAAAAGGAGCAGATGCTAATGATTATTATTTTGCAGTAGATGCTATAGATTTAATAGCAGGTAAATCACCTGATGTTATTGCAGATGTACAAGCAGATATGGTAAATATTGGTTTATTGTCACCAGGTCAGTTTGTTCCTGGAGTATGGCAAGAAAGAGATGCTGTTGCGTTTACTAAAGTTTTAGCATTACAAAACTCTTTAGGTGTTCCTGCAGGTAAAAAGGCTACATCTTGGGAAGAAGCAATAGATGTATTACTTAACACTACATTACCTTCTTATCAACAAGAAAGAGTGTATTTAGCACCAGATTACAACAAAGTAGCAAAGTCAATAAACTCATTGTTTGCTAGTGAATTAGGTAGAGAGCCAGAACAGTATGAATTACAGTTACTTGCTAATCAATATAATTCAGATACAAAATCTAAATTTACACAAGAAGAAGAATTAAAATCTGTAGGAGCTATGCCAGAAGTTATAACAGGAGAACAGCTTATGGAAGGTTCTTATGGTAATCATGCTATAACAGAGGTAGAGGCTAAAATAGAAGAAGAAGGATTAACAGCGATTGACCCTTCTGCTAGACTTTATGATACTTTTAGAAGCATAACTGAAAAAGAAAGAGAAAGGTTAGGCAGAAGTGCAGATATTCAAAAGAGCAATCAGCTTATCCTTAATAGTATTATTGGTGCTCCTTGGAACAGGTGATATAAGTATGGCAAAAGAATTTAATCCTGACACAAATCCTAATCTTATTGATGTATATTTACTTGCATTAAAAGAAAAAGAAAGTAGCAATAGATATAATTTACTGCACAAACCAGGAGTAATTCCTGATTTAGAAACAGGTAAACCTATAAAAGTACAAGCATTAGGTGCATATGGAATATTAGATATTAACTGGAGTGTATGGTCAAAACAAGCAGGACTAGAAGGTGCAGATTGGCGTGACCCTAAAGCACAAGATGCAGTAGCTAAGTTTAAAGTACAAGAATATTACAACAAGTATGGGTCATGGGATTTAGTTTCTATTGCTTGGTTTGCAGGACCAGGTACAGCTAATACTGTATCTAAAGGTTTTAAACAAGGTATGGATAAAAAAGACAATATGGGTACAAGTGTTAAAGATTATGTAGCTGGTATGAATAATTTAATTACAGAAAATATGATGAAAATAAAAGTAGATATGTCTCCAGAAATATCTTTTACACCACCAGTTACTCAACCAAATCAAACAGATGTAAATAGTCGTATGTATGCTGCACAATTATTTGATGCTATGAATAAAGCTAACAATCCTAGTGGTAAAAGACCAGATTTATTTTCATCAGAGTTTAACTCACAAGTACCAGATGCTGCAGGTGGTTATCAAGCTGCACAGATTAAAACTGGTATTCGTAGAGAGGAAGCCAAATGAAGTATAATTTAGATGGACAAAAAGGACCAGAAGGAGAAATAAACCCTGAAAATATTGCTGCAGGTCCATACATTTATGATAATGCTCCTGGTCTTGACCCAGAGAACAAAGGACTTACAGAAGATAAAAAACCTGTAGACCCAGAGTTGCATGAAACTAAACAAACAGGTATTCCTCTAAAAGGAAATGCTTTTGATGTTATTGCAGATAGTATAAACAATTTGAATGACATAAGTGATAACCCTGTTATAAAATCACTAAACATAACACCAAGTCAAAGAGTTGTATTAGGGGAAAAATTAGGTGTTACAGCTAGTGATATTAAAAAAGCACAAAGAGGACCAATTATTGGACCAAGAAGAAGTGTTTATCAAATTGGTGCAGGACTTGACCCAATATCACAAATGAGTTTTGAAACTAATTTTATTAAAGATTTTGTAGCAAACAGAAAAAAAATAAAAGAAGAAGAAGTTAAGGGTGTAGATACAAGAAGCCTAGTACAAAAAGAAACAGATTACATAAAAAATTATTTAGAAACTGGTGTATTAGGACCTGTAGATTTTAAAGAAGAAATGGAAAGTGTTTCTGATTTAGCAGGAGATATAGATTATCAAACACAAATACAAAATGAAACAGAAATAATTAAAAATTATATAGACAAAAAAGTTGATGAGGGAATACAGAATAATTTATCTGATGAAGATATACAAAAATTAGTAGTAGATGATGTTAGTAAATCATCAGATGAAGGTGGACCACAAACACCACCTCCTGGAATATCTGGTGACCCACAAATAAAAGAACCACCACAAGGTGGAATACAAACAGTTGATTTATTAAATGCTCCTGATGGTGCTTACATATGGAATGTAGATGGTAACTTGTATGTTGCATATGAAGTACCTGGAGCAAGAGGAGAAGTATATGATGGACCACCATTGTTTATGGCATATACTGTACCAGGTAATAATTTAGTAGAAGCAGGTTTGTTATCTCCAGAAGCTCCTGTTCCATTTATAAGTAAGTTGTTACAGGAAGATTTTGATGCAGTAACTATATTGCAATCAGGTAATACTGACCAGTTAACATCTTTAATAGACCACCCTTTTGCAAGTTTTTCAGAGCAACTAGAATCACAAATAGGAGTAGCACCTTGGTTAGCTGATACAGAAATGATTGGTTTATTAGCAGAAGCAGCATTAGAAGGTAGAGAAGTTTATAAATCAGATTGGGAACAAACAAAATGGTGGGATGACCATAACGAATCAGAAAGAAATTGGTTAGTAACTTACAACTCTGACCCTGCAACTGCAACACAACTTACAACAGATGCACAGTTAGCAGTAGCTAATTCATTACAAGCTGCTGGAGTATCTAATGCTCCTGAAGCTATAGTAAACTGGGTTGCAGATAAATACATATCAGGTCAATGGTCACAAGCATATACAACAGAGCAAGTAAGTCTATTTGCTGACCCATATGCAACAGGTAAAAGAGATGAAAAGTTTGAAAACTATTTATCATCTACTGCTATTACAGGAGTAGATAGAACATCAGAAAGAGAACTAGAAGTAAAAGAATTGTATGCTAAATGGCTTGGACCTACGCTTGGTAAACTAACAAGTGATGAGGTATCAGAAATAGCAGGACAGTTAAGAGATGACCCTGAGTATAAAGATTCTTTAATACAAAACTTAAAACAAAATAGACTTGCTGCATTTGGTGCATACACAAATCCTGAACTAACTTATGAAGATATTGCAAGACCTTGGAGAAACTTAACAACTTCTGTATGGGGTCAAACAGCAGATGAAACACAAGGTTGGTGGCAAGAGATGGTAAAAACAAATGATTTTGCTAAAGCACAAGAAACTCTTAGAGAAAAAGGTTTAGAGCAAGATATAACACAAGTTACACAAACAGCTACAAAAGCACTACAACAAGCATTAGGACAAGGACAAGTTAGTCAGTCAGGAGTAAATGTATAATGGCAACATTCGCTGAATTAGCACAAAGTTTATATCCAAATATGCCACCTGATGTGCTTGAATTGTTTGCACAAGAATGGTCTAGAAGTGGTGACCCACAAGTAGCTATATCAAATGTAAGAAAAAATCCAATATATGAAATAGCTTTTCCTGGAAATAAAAGACCAGATGGCACAGTTAAGTTTGATGAAGTAACCTATACAGGACTTAAAGAAAGTTATATAGGTACATTACAAGAATATGGTATTCCAAGAAATACATCAGTTGACTTATTGACAGATAGGTTTACAGGACTTATAGAAGGTGAAGTATCTGCTAGAGAATTTGCACAAAGAGTAGATGCTACATTTCAAGGAATACAAGAAAACATACCAGAAGTTCAATCATTTTACAGAGATAATTTTGGTTTAGATTTAACTCCAGAAGCTATATTTATTGGAGCTTTAGACCCAACAGTTGGTGAAGAGATAGTCGCAGGAAGAATAACTACAGCTCAAATAGGTGGAGAAGCAGCAAGAGCAGGGTTTCAGATAACAGAAGATTTTGCTGAAAGATTAAAAAGAGCTGGTGTATCACAGGCACAAGCTAGACAATTATTTACTTCTGCTCAAACACAATTACCAAGATTACAAGAATTACAAGGTAGAGAAGGTGTGGAAGTTCAAGATGAGTTTACCTTAGAAGAGTTTACAGAAGCTGCAGTATTTCAAAGTCCAGAAGAATTAGAGGAGATAAGATTGCTTGAAGCAGAAGAAGCAAGTAGGTTTTCTCCTGTAGGTGGACCTGCCAGAAGAGGTCGTAGGGTACTAGGTTTAGTAGAAGAATAAACTTGACATACTATATCTAGTGGTATAATAAAAGTATCGCATAGTGGTAGTCTGCGAATATAAATTGACTCTGCACTTTCCAGTTTATATCTGGCGTGTAAACTGCGTAACACAATTCGCTTGTATCTGAATAGCCCAGAAGTGGCTGACAATTCTAGTTATTCTTTATTTTAATTTGTCGCCTATCGCATTATATTCCCAAGGATAATGCAGTTAGTAGAAACTTGGAGTAGGAGAAAAAATGGAAAACGAGATGAACGAAACAGTAGAAGAAGGACAAGACAATAATGCTATCAAGTCAATGCGAGAACGCATTAAAGAACTTGAAGCTGTAGAAAAGGAATATAAGACTGTTCAAGCAGATAATGCTATAAAAGAAGCAGGATTTGACCCCTTATCTGGACAGGGTAAAGCGTTAAAAGACTTGTATAAAGGTGAGTTAACCTCTGATGCTATACAACAGTTTGCTCAGGAACAATATGGATGGACCTCAGAAAGTCCTACCAAACCTGACCCACAAGCTGCACAAAAGTCAAGAGTTGTAACTAGCCAAGAAAGTTTGGATACTGTAATTGAAGCATCAGTTCCTGTTGAACCTGTAAGCGTAAATGACCAGATAGCACAAGCACAAGCTGATGGTGATTGGTCTACAAGTTCAAATCTCAAAGCAGACCAATTAAGAAAACTGTTAGACAAAAAATAAAAAAGTAAAAGGAGAAAATAATGGGTGCAATTTCAGGAATGGGAGACACTTATGACTTACCTAATTTCGTAGGCGAGTTATTTAATGTTACCCCTAGTGATACACCTTTGCTTTCTATGATGGGTGGAATGACTGGTGGAGTTTCCAGTAAGTCCAAACAATTTACTTGGCAAACAGTTGACAATGCAGCAGCAGCTCAAACAGTTGCTGTTGAGGGTGCAGACCCATCTTACGCTGCTAGAACTAGAAGTCAGGTAGTAAATGTTACACAAATTATGCAATATGGTGTACAAGTTTCCTACACAAAACAGGCTGCTACTGGCAACATAAGTGGAGAATCAATACTTGGAAATCAGCCAGTTCAAGATGAACTAGCTTTCCAACTAGACTTAGCTATGAAAAGAGCTGCTAGAGATATTGAATTCTCATTCTTCCAAGGCACATATCAAGCTGATACAGATGTATCTACTGCAAGAAAGACCAGAGGTCTTGGTGCAGCACTTACAACTAACAAGATAAACGCTGGAGGAGACGCACTTACACAAGCAGATATTGACGCATGTCTAAAAAGTATGGCAGATAATGGTGCTCCATTTGAGCAACCAGTTATCTTTGCTAACGCTTTTAACAAGCAAAAATTATCTTCATTGTTCTCATCTGCATTGGCACTAGCCCCAAGAGATAGAAACATTGGTGGTGTAAATATCACAACAATAGAAACTGACTTTGGAGAGATAGGAATACAATATGCAAGACAAATCCCTGCTTCACAAATATTTATTGTGGACATGGCTTATGTCGCACCTGTATTCTTAGATATTCCAGGTAAAGGACATTTCTTTGTTGAACCATTGGCACAAACTGGCGCAGCTTTCAATTTCCAACTTTATGGTGAAGTTGGATTGAATTATGGACCAGAACAGTTCCATGGAAATATTCACAGCACATCTACTTCCTAATTAGGAAATAGATAGTATATTTATTAGAGGGAGATAAATACTTCTCCCTCTAGTAATATAGGAATATATGGCAGCAGTAAGCACACTCGTAGATAGAATATATAGAGACTTTTTAAATAAACCAGATGATTTGTCTGCGTTTTCTCGTTTAGATGGAGCTATGACAGATACAACAGGAACATCAGTTGTATATGAAACAGGATTGTTTTCATCTGAAGAAGAAAACTTATTAGGTAATGGTGCATTAATAGAGATAGACCAAGAATTAATGCTTGTTACTGCAGCTAATACATCTACTAGAACATTAACTGTATCAAGAGGTTATGCAGGTACAACTGCTGCAACACACACAGATAAAACAAATGTATTTATAAATCCAACATTTCCTCGTAAATCTGTATTTGATGCTGTATCAGATAATATATCAAGGTTATATCCAAGTTTATATAATGTTACAACAACTAATGTTGTGGCTAATACTACATATCAGGAAGTTCCTGCATCAACTGTAGAGGTACTTACTTCTTATGTACAAAATGCTACAGGAAACCAGTACACATCTGCTGGTATAGAGTTGCTTAGAGATTTTCCACCATCCAGTACAAACACAGCAGTACAGTTTTACAATACAACAAATGGCAAGACAGTACATTTAGTTGTTAAAAGAAAGTTTGTAAGACCAACAGATGAAACATCAGACATAGAAACTGTTTGTTTAGTTGCACCTGAATATGAACAGATAGTAATGGTAGGTGCTGTAGCAGACATCATAGGTGCTACAGATATAGATGCTTCAACACAAGAATTTATTACAGAGAAATTAGCTGCTGATAGTTATCCAGTAGGTTCAGGAGAAAGACTTAGAAATGCACTACTTAGGCTTAGGTCATTGTTGATAGATGAAGCAAGAGGGAACTTGCGTTCTTTATATCCTGCTCCTGTATCAATAATGAACATAAACTATAGTGCATAATGGCTGTATTACCTTCACCTGCCAACACATCTGCACCTGAATCACAAGGTTTTGAAGCTAATCTAGATGATTTATTTCTTAGATTTGCTGTAGGTCCTGGTAGGCAGATGAATATAAATACTGCTCCATTTCAGGCACAAGCAATACAGACATCAGAAACACCAGAGGATTTCCAACAGGAGTTTGGTCAGATATTTTCTAGAACAGACTTTGCAGGTGGTAGTGGTTTAGACAAAGCACACCAAAGAAATGGAGGAGAAAATGATTTTCAAAGGTTTTGGGATAGTAAAGGTGTTGATGTATTTACTGGCAAAGAAGTAGGGCAGGAGTATCAGGTATCTTTATTACACGATACTGATGAAGTGCAGACAACATCTAGCACTAATTTATATATGCAAGAACTTGGTGGAGAGATATTCTATGCAGATGGAGCTGTCCTTAAAAAAATAGCAACACCACTTACAGGTTCTGTATCTGATGATGGTACACCTAGTGCAGGTAACAACATTACAGGTATGGCTGTATTAGGTACAAAGTTATATCTTGTTGCTAATGGTGATATTTATGTAAGAAATAGTGCAGGAAGTTATGCAACTTACAACACTCACAAGACATTTGATAAGTTGTGGTCTATGAAAGGTAGATTGGTTGCAAGTGCTACTAATGGTGAGTTACACGAAGTAGCAGGAACATCAAGTCCACCAACAATGAAAGCATTACCTAGTGGTAGTTCCTGGACAGATGTAGCAGATGGTGGTGCAGTTGTATTAGCTACAGCAGATGATGGTTATATATATTCTTTTGCAGATGAATCATCAACATTAACACTTAAAGGACAGACATTTGTAGAAGGTGAAGTACCTAATGCAATAGATGCAGCACAGGGTTTTATATTTTATGGTACATATCAAAGCACAGCTAGTGGTAAAATTGGCAGACTATACAGAGCAGAGATAACAAACTCTAATAGTTTGTTTGTATTAGTAAATGCACAGTTAATAAAACAATGGGGTGATGGTAGTACAACACTTGACCAAGCTCCTTATAAAATTATATCTACAAGAGATAGCATTTATACAGGCATAGTTGATAGTGCAAGTAAGACAAATCTGTGGCGATATTATCTACCAACAGGTGGTATAGCTAGAGATTTAGAGTTTGCAGAAAGTGGCATAGTAGAAGGACTTACTGTATTTTCTGATAGATTGTTTGCAACAGTATCAGGTGGAGGACTTTATAGAGAAAGTACTAACTATGTATCTACAGGATATGTAATTACACCACTTGCTGATTTTTTTACATCAGAAAAAAAACAATGGGTAGGTGCAAAATTAAATACTAATGTTGTTACATCAGGTTCAGTAAAACTATTTACATCTACTATTGCTGCTGACATAAATAGTCCAAATGCTGCTACTTGGTCAGAACAGGTATCTATATTTTCTGGTACAGGTGGAGATGAAGAGGTTATGACACTTGTAAATGGTAGATGGATAGCAGGTAAGATAGAGATAAATACAGATGATGTAACACAATCACCAGAAATGTTGGCATTTGCTATTAGAGGTTTCCAGCTTGTCAATGACTTAGTTGTAGATATGCCTATAAATATATCTGACCAGATAGAAAGACCATTTAGAAAAGCATTAAGAGTTAATGGTCAAGGAGATTTAGTGTACCAGGCACTTCGTAACAAAGAAGGTAAGAATGTGCAATTAGAGATATTTAGACCAGATACATTATTACGAGGTATAATAGAAAATGTTAGTAGTCCTATAGAAGAAATTAGTCCTAGAGGGTCTGTAACAATGTATTGTTTGGTAAGATTTAGAGGTAGCAAAGTAATACAAACTTCAAGTTCTGGAGTAGGATTAGGAATAGAACTATTAGGAGTAGGTAGATTAGGATAGAATGACAGCACAAGAAACTAACTTATTAAATGCGTTTGAAACAACTTTAACAGGTACTATTGGTGCATCTGATTTAACTATCACAGTAAACTCTGTTGTAGATTCAGCTTCCAATACACTTACAGCTCCTTGTTATTTAGTATTAAATCCAGATAGTGCAACAAGTAGAGAAGTTGTACAAGTTACTTCTATTAATGTTGGTACAAAAACACTTACATTAGATAACATAAACAAAAGATATTTAACAGGTTCTGCAGCAACTTCAGGATTATCACACGCTTCAGGTTCTGTTGTTCGTATGTCACCATTACAACAACACATAGAGGACATAAACGATAGAGTAGATACAGTTATTAACGAAGCAGGTACTGCACTTAATACAACATTATTTTTAGATGAAGATGATATGACATCTAACTCTGCTACCAAAGGTGTAACACAGCAATCAGTTAAGGCTTATGTAGATACACAACTTACAGCAGAAGATTTAGATATATCTGCTGATAGTGGTAGCAACATAGCTATTGATTTAGATTCAGAAGTATTAGATTTAGAAGGTGGCACAGGTATAGATACAGCCACAGGTACAAACAAAGTTACCTTTGCAATAGATAGCACAGTAGCAACTCTTGCAGGTTCACAAGCATTAACTAACAAAACTATAGATGTAGATAGCAACACAGTATCTAATATAGAAGTAGATAACTTAAAGTCTGGTGTCTTAGATACAGATTTATCATCTACTGCTGGTACAGATACTACATTAGCTTCTGCAAAAGCAATTAAAACTTATGTAGATACACAAATTACTGCTGAAGACTTAGATGTAACAGCAGATAGTGGTGGTCCAATATCTATTGATTTAGATTCTGAAACATTAGATATTGCAGGTGGTACAGGTATAACTACTACAGCTAGTGGTAATGAAATTAGTGTTGCTATAGATTCAACTGTAGTTACAGAAAGTTCTACAGATACACTTACCAATAAAACAATAGATGCAGACAATAATACAGTAAGTAATTTAGAAGTAGATAATCTTAAATCTGGTGTATTAGACACAGATATAAGTTCTACTGCTGCAACTGATACAACAATACCTTCTGCAAAAGCTGTTAAAACTTATGTTGATGCACAAGGCACTGCACAAGATTTAGATATCACAGATGGTTCTACTACAAGTGCTGTTGATTTAGATAGTCAGACAATGACAATACAAGGTACTTCTAATGAAGTAACAGTAGGATTAACTGACCAAGCATTTACAATAGGATTACCTTCTAGTATTACAGCCAACCTTGTTGGTAATGTAACTGGTAATGTATCTGGAACATCAGGTTCTACAACAGGTAATGCAGCAACTGCAACAGCTTTAGCAACAGCAAGAGCTATTGGTGGAGTGTCTTTTGATGGTACAGGAGATATTAATTTGCCTGGTGTCAATACAGCAGGTAATCAAAATACATCAGGTACAGCAGCAGACTTATCTGCAACTTTAGATGAAACTAAAGGTGGTACTGGACTAACAAGTTTTACAACAGGAGATGTTATATATGCTTCTGGAAGCAACACACTTGCTAAATTAGCAATAGGTTCTTCAGGTAATGTATTATCAGTTTCATCTGGTGGAATTGTAGAATGGACAGCACCAACAACAGGTGATGTAACATCTGTAAATACACAGAGTAACTCTGGTTTAGCAGGTGGAGCAGTAACAGGAGATATAAACCTTACAGTTGACCCATCTAATTTAGCTGATGGTTCAGGTGTTACAGTAGATACATCTAATGACTTCTTAATTATGGAAGATGTTACAGATGGTACAGTTTATAAAGTTAACCCAGACCAAATAGCTTCAGGTTCTGCTAACGCATTAGTTGATGGAGATTCAGATTTTACAATTACAGATGGTGTTGCTAATGGAATACATTATGAGTTAGACAATACAGATATGGCTAATTGGAATCAAGCAGGTGTTGTACTTACAACTGCTGGTGGTATATTTCAACATCATCAAACACAAGCTGCAACATATTCAGTTCCAGCAAGTACAGGTGCTGTATTAGCAGGACCTATAACAATCACAGGAACAATTACGAATAATGGTACAATGGTCGTTATCTAATGGCTAATGTAAAAGTAAACACAATATCAAAAGTATCTGGCAACAATGTTGCTATGGATTGTTCTTTAAATTTAAAGTCTTATACAACAACACAGAGAAACGCATTAACAAGTGCTGCTGGTGACATAATATACAACACCACAGACAGTAAAGTACAGTTTTACAATGGAAGCAGTTGGGCAGATTTATAATGAGTACACTAGAAACCAACTCTATAGGTAAATATTCTGGCAATAATGTTTCTATTGATGATGCTTTAAATTTAAAGTCATACACCACAACACAAATGAACGCACTTACTTCTGCTGCTGGAGATGTAATATTTAACACTACAGAAAGTGTGCCTTATTTTTATAATGGTACATCTTGGAGTGAATTAGCACCATCATTACTAACTGTATCTTATTTAGTAATAGCTGGTGGAGCTGGTGGTGGTGGAGAATTAGGTGGTGGTGGAGGTGCAGGAGGTTATAGAAATTCATATTTAACAGAAACCTCTGGTGGTGGTGGTTCATCAGAAACACCATTAAGCCTAGATAAATCTACAAATTACACAGTAACAGTTGGTGCTGGTGGTAGTGGTGGTAGTGGTAGTGCAAGTGCTGGTACAAATGGTAACAATTCAATATTTTCAACTATAACTTCTATAGGTGGTGGAGGTGGTGGAGAAGGTGGTGGTTCAGCATCTCCTTTTACAGGTCTTAATGGTGGTTCTGGTGGAGGTTCTGGAACAGCAAATACAACAACAGCTTCTGGAGGTACAGGAGCAACTAATCAAGGTTTTGATGGTGGTGGAACAAACTCAACAGGTTCTTATCCTAATATTGGAGCAGGTGGTGGAGGTGGTGCTGGTGCTGCTGGTAGTCAAGGAACTACTAATGGTGGTAATGGTGGAACAGGTGTAGCCTCATCTATAACTGGTTCATCTGTTACAAGAGCAGGTAGTGGTGGTGGTGGTTCTGGTTCTACAGGAGGTACAGGAGGTTCTGGTGGTGGTGGTAATGGTTATGGTGGTGCAAATGGTACTGGTGGTTCTGGAACAGTTAATACTGGAAGTGGTGCTGGTGGAGGTGGTGGAGATACATCTTCTGCTGGAGGTGCTGGAGGAAGTGGTGTAGTCATAATAAGATACGCTACAGCAGATGGAACTATTTCAGTTGGTGCAGGTTTAACTTCATCAAGTGCAACAGTTGGTGATGACACAGTAGTAACTTTTACAGCAGGAACAGGAACAGTGAGCTTTGCATAATGAGTGAATTAAAAACAAATAAGATTTCAACAAATGATGGCAATAATGTAGCCATAGATGATTCACTTAACTTAAAGTCATACAGCACAAGTGCTAGAAATGCTCTTACAAGTGCTGCTGGGGATATGATATACAACTCTGATGACAATAAAGTTCAAGTATATACAGGTTCTGCTTGGGAGAATGTTGGAACACCAGCTACATTAAATGTAGATTTTTTAGTAGTAGGTGGTGGAGGTTCATCACACGATAGTCTTGGAACTGGTGGTGGAGGTTCTGGTGGTGTAATATCTACTGTTGATAATAATGGTGGTGGTAGCTCATTAGAAAGTGCTTACACAATGAATATAGATGAGAATTACACAGTAACTATTGGTGGTGGTGGTGCAAAAGACAGTTTTGCTGGAACTTGCACTAACTTTGGTAAATTTGTTGCTTTTGCTGGTGGTTCTGGTGCAAGTCAGTTAAGAGGTGCATACCCAGGTGGTGGTGGTGGACGATTTAGTGGTGCTGGAACAACATATCCAACTTATGCAGATACTTTTGGAGAAACATCTAATGCGTTTATAGAAATGACTGGTGGTTCTACAAAACAAAACTTTAGAGGAGCTGGTGGTGATTATAATACTGGTCGTGCTGGTGGTGGAGGTGCTGGTGAAATTGGTAATACAGATGGTACTGGACACGGAGGAGATGGTATTATCTGCAATATTTTAACTAC